GTTAGAAGGCAGCAAACAAAAGCACAACATTGTCAGCGATAGGATTTTTTATATCAAAGAGTTAAAACGAATACCGTTGGATGTATATCGCCCAGGCAACCATGAACTCAATGCCATTGATGTTCGTTGGAGCAATCTGTGTAATTTTGCCTGTGTTTACTGTAGTCCAGAATACAGCAGTCAATGGGCCAGCGAACTCAAAGTTTTTGCAATTACTCCTGACAACACTCAAAAAGAAAATTTCAAAAAATACATTTTTGATCACGCCCCGCAGCTGAAACATGTGTATCTAGCCGGTGGTGAACCTTTACTGATGAAAGAAAACTTAGAACTACTGGGGCGATTACAACAAACCAATCCGGATGTGAATTTAAGGATAAACACCAATCTCAGCAAAGTGGATACCAAGGTATTTGACTTGATCTGTGAGTTTAAAAACGTCCACTGGACAGTGAGTGTAGAGACCATGGACAACGAGTTTGAATACATTCGCTATGGTGGCCGCTGGCAGGACTTTTTAGACAATCTTTCTCGAATCAAACAGCTCGATCACAAGATTTCTTTCAACATGCTGTGGTTCTTGCTTAATTACAAAAGCTTGTTTGATTGCGTAGATTTTTTTCGGGCACAAGGATTCCATCCCAACAGCTTTGTAATTGGTGCATTGTTAACTCCACTGCACCTAAACATTAGACATCTGCCCAACACTGTGCTAAAATCTTTAGAAGCTGTGCTGGTTGATCGTATTGAGCAACACCCAGGATATCTATTAGAGGACAGTTATACAAATCTACTAAGGTATATCCAACAACCATTTGACAAAACACTGGAACAGTCTTTGACAAAAATTGCAAAACTAGACCAGCGCAGAGGCATTGACAGCAAGAAAATTTTTAAAGATCTTTACAAACTTATCTAAAGGAAAAACAACTATGGCTAAACCATTTGACGTATCAAAGTTCCGCAAGGAAATCACAAAATCAATTGACGGACTGTCAATTGGTTTCAATGACCCCACAGACTGGATCAGCACAGGCAACTATGCTTTAAACTATTTGATTAGTGGCGATTTTAACCGAGGCATTCCCTTGGGCAAAGTCACTGTGTTTGCTGGTGATTCGGGTGCAGGTAAATCATACATCTGTTCAGGCAACATTATCAAACACGCACAAGAGCAAGGCATCTTTGTGGTGCTGATTGACAGTGAAAATGCTCTTGACGAAGGCTGGCTCAAGGCACTTGGCGTTGACACAAGTGACAGCAAGTTGCTTAAATTGAGCATGGCAATGATCGATGACGTTGCTAAAACAATTTCTACATTCATGAGCGACTACAAAGCACTGCCAGACGGTGAACGTCCAAAGGTGTTATTTGTTATTGACTCATTGGGTATGCTGCTAACACCAACAGACGTTAACCAGTTTGAAGCAGGCGAAATGAAGGGTGATCTAGGACGTAAACCCAAAGCTCTCACCGCCTTGGTGCGTAACTGTGTGAACATGTTTGGTAGCTACAACGTGGGCTTGGTTTGTACCAACCACACATACGCAAGCCAGGATATGTTTGACCCCGATGATAAAATCTCCGGCGGCCAAGGTTTCATTTACGCTAGCAGTATCGTTGTTGCTATGAAAAAGATGAAGCTGAAAGAGGATGAGGACGGCAACAAAGTTTCTGAAGTTAACGGTATTCGTGCAGGCTGCAAGGTGATGAAAACACGCTATGCCAAACCCTTTGAAGGAGTGCAGGTCAAGATTCCCTACACTACAGGCATGAGCCCGTATTCGGGGCTAGTAGACTTAATTGAGAAAAAAAGCCTACTCAAGCGCGAAGGCAATAGCTTGGTGTTTACCACCAGCGAAGGCGAAATCATCAAGAAGTTCCGTAAGGCCTGGGAAAAGAATGATGACAGCTGCCTTGACACTGTGATGAAAGACTTTAGAAATCAAAAGGCAGAGGTAAGTAGCGTTGAAGGAGAAGAAGAATAATGAACGAGCAATTGGCCAGTGTAATCTGGGACGAACTCAAACGATACATCAATACTGTGGACCGAGCTGATGCAGCTGAGTCATTGGTCAGTATTTTGATTGATAACGACGCAGACGCCGAGGACATTCGAACAGCGTTTGCCGGGGATAAAGATATCAAGACTGCCCTGACAAACTACATTAATGATGACACAGAAGAAATCGAAGACGAAGACGAAGACGAAGACGAAGACGAACCAGACTGGGATGAGTGATGTGGTACAGCAAAGTTGTTGCCAATCTTGCTGCTATTCCTGACTTTATAGTTTACTACGAGTATGAGTTAGAAGAGGCTAAAAAAGAATGCAGGATTGGCGGTGTTGTTGAGCGCAACATCAAAGAGCTTCCTGGACACACTGAGCATCGCTTTAACCAACTGCAAGAAATTGAAGCGGTGCTTAACTATCTTAACATCCAGTTGAGAAAAATACGCCGCAAGCATTTTCAAAAATATCTAGAAGCCTATGCGCGAGCATTAACCTCCAGAGACGCAGAAAAGTATGTAGACGGCGAAGATGAAGTCATTGACTTTGAAACCATTATCAACGAAGTAGCATTGTTGCGAAATCGTTGGCTTGGTGTAATGAAAGGCTTGGAAACTAAACAGTGGCAAATGGGTCACATAGTTAGGTTACGGTCAGCTGGTATGGAAGATATTACAGTGTGACCTGTTGTGCGTGATACATAATAGTATGAAAAAAACTGCTTTTGTTACAGGCATGACTGGCCAAGATGGTCCGTATCTTGCCAAATACTTGATTGATAAAGGCTACCATGTTTATGGGTTAGTCAAACGCTATTCAAACCCCAATCTGGAAAATATCAAATGGTTAGGGATTGAAAATGACATCGAACTCATCACAGGTGACATTACTGATGAGAACAACATGAATCACATCATGCAAAGTGTCAAGCCACAAGAAGTATATAACCTTGCAGCTCAAAGTTTTGTTGGTATCAGTTGGGAACTGAACAAACTCACCACAGAAGTAAACTGTATGGGTCCGTTGAACTTGCTGAATTCGATTCGCCAACATAATCCCAATGCAAGATTTTATCAAGCATCTACGTCAGAGATGTTTGGCAACGCCACTGAACCAGGACTACAAGGTGAGACCACACCATTTCGTCCACGTAGCCCATATGGCGTAAGCAAGTTGTATTCACATTGGATGACTGTAAACTTCCGCGAGAGTTACAGTTTGTATGCTTGCTCAGGTATCTTGTTCAATCATGAATCGCCTTTGCGTGGTCGTGAATTTGTCACACGCAAGATTACAGATGCAGTAGCACGTATCAAATTAGGCCTAGCAGATGATGTTACCTTGGGCAATCTAGACAGTGCTAGAGATTGGGGATTTGCTGGCGACTTTGTGGAAGCCATGTGGTTGATGCTACAACAAGAAAAACCCAGCGACTATGTGATCGCCACTGGCGAACAACACACCATTGGTGACCTGTGTCGTGTGGCATTTGAACATGCCGGAATCCATGACTGGAAACATCTAGTAAAAAGTGATCCGCGATTTAAACGTCCAGCAGAACTTTACAGTTTACGTGGTGATAGTGCCCGTGCTAGAGAGCAGTTGGGCTGGAAGCCACGTACCGACTTTGAAACCATGATACGTGACATGGTGGATGCTGACATCAAAAGACTAAGCGTGTAAACGGCAATCCTGATCTAATCTCCTCCACAGTCCACTCAGTGTGTGCCAGTTGTTCTAGCCATACTGTGCGATCAGGGCGTGGAGGATTTTCTATTTGTGACAAGTCCCAATTGGCAACGGTGCTGGCCAAACTATCTGGACCAACAAATGCTGGAACACCTGCAATCACAGCTTGCGGCCCTGGACCTGAGTTCCAATTCAGCACACAGTGAGCACTACTTAACACTCGATCAAAATCAAAATCGTCATAGGTGCCATGTGTAAATTTGGGTTTGTCAATCAAACCCCCCTGGGGCAATGGGCTAGCACCGCGTGGATGTGGGCGAACCACAATAGGACGATTGCTGTGTTGTTTGATTTCTTTTACAACATTGGCCAACCATGTGTTCACGCCGGGCAATCCTGCCCATTGTTGACTGTCGTGACGTTGCATGGCAATCACAATGTTGGCGCCCGAACGCCAAGGTTTCAAACTCAGTCCAAGGGTAGCTGCACGATTAGGAACAAGATTGTCAAAGTTGTAACTGCCAACACCAGTGCCATTAACACCAATCTTCCAAGTTTGCCCGCGTTGTATCATGCCAACTTCAGCAACAATTACAGTCTTGCCTTGGCGACGAAATGCTTCGTGAACTTCTTGATTGGGACGCATACGCCCGGTCCACAGCATACTCCATATCACAGCCACATCAGCAGTAAGGTCATGATAAACTACCTCGTGCCCTTGGGCGTGGAGGCCCTGGGCAATGGCTTGAAATACTGGCGCTGAATTTTTAGCACCAAAATTATTAAACAGGCTGATCTTCATTGTGATTAAATAGTTATATATGTATACATTTACCCTACCATACGAAAGACAAGGTTACAGTCAATTTGGCGAAACCGGCATTATAGAACTTATGTTATCAGGACTCAAAGACCCTCATCAAACTTTTGTTGAGATTGGATTTGGCACCGGTAATCAAAACATGACCATGGACCTGTTGGACCAAGGATATCGAGGCGTTGGCGTCGACGGAAGAGACTGGGAACCAGATACTCCTAACTGTTGGGGCGATGCTATTACTAAACTCAAGCAAATGATCACCACAGAGGACATTGTAGATGTTTTACGCCCAGTGTCTGATTGGAACTGTGACTTTTTTAGTCTTGATATAGATAGCTTTGACTATGAAGTTGCTCGTGTGCTGTTAGAAGCTGGATTTAAGCCAGCGGCAGTGTGTGTAGAAATAAATCCACACTTTGGATCTAGCGTACAAGCAAGTTTTCCTTATATCCCTAACGTTAAGAAAAAAACTTACGATCGTCGATATTTTCGTGGCGCCAGTTTAAGCAAGTACACTGAGTTGTTTAAAAAACATGGCCTAGAATTTTTTACTCTTAACAGTGTCAGCTATCACAATGCATTTTATTATGATCCTACTAGAGTCTCTATACCAGATGTTCCAACTATTACTAAAGTAAATCAAAATCACTTTGATTGGCTACTACAACCAGAGACTGCCAGTCCGGATACTGTGCTGTATGATGACAGCGAACTTCAAAAGATGATATCAGAGCATTGGTTCTGGAAAGATTATGTAGATGTCATTTACCAGGAGTTCAAATAATGAAATACGCAGTTGTTACAACATTTAATGCTAGCGGTTATGATCGCTACGGTAGTCGCATGATTGATACATTCCTACAGAACTGGCCCAAAGAAATTGATCTATACGTATACACTGAAGACTGCGCAATACGTCAAAGCGCACCTAATCTGCATGTTAGAGATTTGCATGCTGTGAGTCCTGAAATTGTGGCCTTCAAACAACGCTGGGGCAGTGACCCGCGAGCACGTGGCTTGGTTGCTACAGGTCCTGCGGATCGCAAAGGCAAAGCACCAGGTATGGGGTTTCGCTGGGACGCTATTAGATTCAGTCACAAAGCATATTCAGTGTTTCACTGTGCAGCCAATTGTGACGCTGATGTGCTGTTTTGGATGGATGCAGACATGGTGTGTCATACACCTATCTCCACAGCATTTATTGACAGCCAAATGCCGCCCAAGATTGGCCTAGCCTACCTGGGTCGTGAAAAGAAGTTCACTGAATGTGGATTGTATGGCATGAACCTACGGGACACTATCACAGTGACATGGCTCAAAGAGTTTCAGTTGGCCTATGATTCAGGGCGCTTGATGACCATGGCTGAATGGAATGACTGTTGGGTGTTTGACGAAACTCGTAACGAAGTGCAAGCGGCTCATCCCAAATGGCGCCAACTAAACTGGAGTGCAGGATTGATCAAAGGCGAAGGGCATCCCTTGATCAACACTGCCTGGGGTGCTTACTTAGACCATCTCAAAGGCAAGCGCAAAGAAACTGGTCGTAGTGCGGCCAAAGATCTTATTCAACCACGAACAGAAAGTTACTGGTCTGCTTGATATTCGGCCTTGCTGTGCTTGGCCTTGTAGTGTATAAGGTACTCGCCTAGCACTGTGTGTGGCAAAGGTGTTTTGTAAGGCTTGGCAAAACCCTCACACAAATCATACACCGGTGCAGCCGCAAGATTGATTGCGGCGCCAAAAACATCATTGTCGTAAAATCTGCGTAGGTCAGCATGATCACGTTCAACATAGCGTCTACGATATTCGTTTCTAAACGCATCAAACTTTTTGTGCTGGGTGTTT